TTGATGCCCTTCACTTCAATGTTGGTAGCCCTGCCGTACTCCTCAAGAGTCGGGTCGCTCGATGGCTGGAATGGGTTGGGGTTTCTCTGTGTCATTTCTGACTCCTTTTGTTTAATGTCCGATAACCCTATCATGCACATGCGTTACAAAACAAGTTGATTATAAAAATAAATTATTAAAGTGTGTGTATTTGTGGGTATTTTGGGGGGAGAGTCGCACCCACCCCTCCCACAAGGGGTGTAGCGTTTGATTTGGGGGCGATTCCTTGCGGCCTTGAGTGATCGGGTGGGGTAGGGCTTGCGCCCTTGAGAACGCCCCTGCTTGCGGCCTAGGGGCATGTATATATATACATATGTTTCGGGCGTGCGATCCCCGCTTGCGGCCTAGCTTGCGGCCTTCATGATTATATATATATTTTGCGCGTGCTTGCGGCTTGCGGCCTCCCCGTTTTTTGTGGATCAAAAGCCTTGCGGCCATGATGAGGGGGATTACTCCCCCTCCTCCGCCTCGATCTCTAGCATATCTCTTCCTGCCAGCAATCAATCAGTTCCTTGATGGATGACTCGACCTCGTCGCGCTGCTCCTCATCAAAGTAGTACTTGCCGTTGCGCTCAAAAAAAGCTTTCATGAATGGCAGCGTCCAAAGCTTTTCAGCCTCTTTCTTTTTCATCTTGTGCGGGTGTTTGGTGTCAGAAAAACAAAACGAAACTTTGACTATATCGCTCATCATTTCTCGCTCGTATTCATCGTCCATATCAAACATAGATTTGACCAGGTTATAGATAACCTTGTCTTCCGATTCGGTAACGTCAAGCTTGAAATTTTGCTTACCCATTTCTTGCTCGTGGTTTGCGAAAGTAAAAATTGCTTCCGCGTGTATGTAGTTTTTCCAGCATATAGCCATGGTCTTTTTCCCTAGTGGTTTTTGTAAGATATGTTTTGTACTTCTGAATCCCAGCACGCGCGGCAATCGCGGCATTCATTATCTTGCTTGTAAGCAATACATTCTTGGCCGATAGGTTCGCCGTGCTTGTGTGATGTACTGGTGAGCTTGAAACCTTTTGGTGGTGCGCCGTCTATGTTGGCGGCGGATACTCGCACAATAAGATTTTCGGGAAAGCTTCCGCGCTTGCGTAAGTAGTCGGAAACAAATTTTTTCTCGTGGGTAGGCAACCAGTGCTTAGTGTTCGGTGTCGCCAGTGCTACGCGCACAATGTCTTCTAAGTGTTCGGCGTTTTGTAGGTCGCCGCTATCGAACCAACGAAAGAGTGGCGCGTTGTTAATGGCTGTCACCATATTGTCAGACCATGAACTGGTGTTGATTAGCTCTAATCTTCTAGCGTGGGCGCGTTCCACTACTGGCCAGACATACGCGCCCTTTAATGCATAGCAGCCATTGCATATGGTGCCTTCTATCTTGGCAAGCTTGCTGCCCGTCTTACATTCTTTCGCGCTTATGCCCCATGATTTGCAAGGCATCTTGCTAGTGTTTGATAATCCACCAACGGCAAGCGTGGCTTGTTTAACTGTAGTCATAATTCTATATCCTTTTGTTTATGTTGCTTAAGTGTAACAAAAATCCCAGGATTAAAACACTCTTTTTTGTGGCGTGTAATCGGTTATTTAAAACACTTGCGGCCTTGCGGCCTTCGTGCTTTCAAAAAAAATGGCCGCTTGCGGCCTCGATTCTTTTTTATATATTAGTGCAAGTCGCTTGCGACCTTGCGGCCTTGCGGCCTGTATATATATGTATATGTATATATTTATTTCCAGGCACGCCCTTCCCTGGGCCAGGCGCATAAAGAAAAATTTTTCTAGGCGCGCCGATAGGATCCAAACAAAAAAATGGGGGCCGTAGCCCCCATCTTGATTAACTGTGAGTGTGTCCGTCTGGTTCAATGCCTAGCATCATGTTGGGTACTGCGACCATGATGCAATCTGAGAATGTTAGGTGAACATCTTTTTCAACCCAATCGACAAAGCCTAGGTTTTTGAAATCACCATGATCACTATCGCGTACATGCCGCACGAACACGTTTACTAATGCATCCGCTTGCAGTTTGGTCGCTTCATTATTGAATATATCCATTTTGATATTTCCTTTGGTTTAGTTTGGGGGCCGCAGCCCCCATGTTGGTTATTGATTAAGGCCCAGTGATTGATGGCGCAAGAACATCGCGGCTTCATCATCATGAGCACCATATAGCGCCTCCCATTCTGGCGTGGCCTCTACCAGATACCCAGTCTGCAAAACCTCGCGTGCATATGTATCTCCCATTTCAAAGCTTCCGCCATGCATCAATGGTGAAGTAGCAGCGACAAACCAACGAGAATAATCGTGCTCGTTGTCTTTATGCTTGTACGTTTTCAGCACGCGCCATTCCCAGCCATCGGTGCTTTTATATATTGCATATGGCTTATCTTGCGTTGTTGTTTTTCCGAATGTTGTTCTAGGCATATTAATGCTCCTATTGTTTAAGTAATGATATCAATCGATATCGCAATACCCGCCGCCAATGTGACGGGCATTACGCTATGGATTATTAGCACGCGGTCATTTGAATGAGCGTTGTGCCGTTGCTTTTGGCGTATGCGGTAACAATCTCTACCGCTTCGTCCCAAGAATCCGCACCATCTGCAAAAAATCCATCCAAATACTCGTTGTCAAAAATACATTCAGCGTTGGTATCTTCCTGCCATTCGCCATAACACTCGACTTCCTGATCATTCTTTTTAATAATTACTTTATCCATTTGATATGCCTTTTGGTTTAGTTCGGGCCTTTCGGCCCGTTTGGTTTAGATTGCTGTGATCTTTACAGTCGTTCGGGTATGAGCTTTAACGTCCGACATAGCGACCGACCATGCTACTGTTTCATTGTCGATCTTAAACTTCCCAGAATCGCGCCCTGTGTTCGCGCTCACTTTCTTGGCGCGCTCTTTAGCTGGCGTTAACTTTTGCGCTATTGCTTTCTCGATTGTCGCCAATTGCTTTGCGCGGCGTGTCTGGGATATCTCAAACTTCAAAAGCTTTTGTTGCGCGAATAACTCTTTTAATTCCATTGCTCTATTCCTTTGGTTTAGTTTGGGGCCTTTCGGCCCCGTTTGATTACGATTCGTGTATTAGTTCATTAATCAATTGAACAGCGCGCTCGTCATGGCCTCCGATATGCCATTCCGTTAAGTCTTCAATGCGACCGCCTCCGGTATAGTTGGGGCCATCTTTCCAATTGTAGACTGTGGCAACTACACCATCGCGCTCAAATGCCCATTCGACATCTGTCTTGTACCCATCGCTTTGCCCGTTTGGTTCTCCAAAAAACTCTATTAGCCAACTATAAGGCATTGAAAATTCCATCTGCAGACTGGTGCCGTTCGTGTTTACTCTTTCCATCTTGTTACCTCTTTTGTTTAGTATCTTGCTATCCCGTATCGGATAACATGAATGTTATCTTAGCAGGTTGACCGATCATTGCAATAACGTTTCACGAATAATCGTAATCTTTTTTCTTTTTTTTGCCGCAATCGTTTGCCTGATTAACCTCTGGCGATCACAGCAACTCAGCCTCGATAGGGTAGGGTAGTCGCCCGCACAGCTTCGCAGGCGCGACAGCCTGCGCTGCGGACTAGGTACCCTAGGACGCAGACCCAAAAAAGAGACAGCGATTTATCGCACCCTTACCCCCCTAATGTAGGCAACTGTATAGTCTTAGTGTATATATAACGTTCGCCACCCATAATTATATGAAAATTACAAATGACTAACTTGAGCCACTTGTCTGAGGGCGAGATGAAGGAGATCCTAATGTTGCAAGAGCGTTTATCGCTTTTGGAAACGCAGGACAAGTCCAAGGACTCATTCATGGAGTACATCCGGTACATTTGGCCTGGGTTCATTGAGGGTGATCACCACCGCATTATTGCTGATGCGTTGACTCGTGTGGCTAAGGGTGAGTTGAAGCGGTTGATTGTGAACATGCCGCCCCGTCATACGAAGTCTGAGTTCGCTTCTATTTATTTTCCTTCATGGATTATGGGTTTGAAGCCTGACATGAAGATCATGCAGACCACCCACACGGCTGACTTGTCTATTAACTTTGGCCGTAAGGTCAGAAATTTAATGGATTCTGACGAGTATGCAAAATTATTCTCGAATGTGTCTTTAGCGTCTGACTCAAAAAGTGCGGGAAAGTGGCAAACGAATAAGGGGGGGGAATATTTCGCTGCTGGTGTAGGAGGCGCGATT